TGGTATAATACTTCTCCTGTAAGTTCTACAGGGTTTCCGCTTATCGCTGTAGCACGAATAATCTCTCTTACAGTATAGAATGCGTCACTGGGCTTAAATATTCTCTCTTTAGGGTACTCAATAATTGACTCTACGCCAAATAGCACTCTCATCAAGTATTTGAATGACCTTGATGTACCTTTCGCAGCATAAAAGTCCTTAAGACGCTTAGTAACTGTTGATTGTTGTATTTCTGGAGCAAACTTGCTTGGGAATGACTCAGCAAACTGATCTCTGAACCTTTGTAGTAAGAATAGAGGTAAAAGGTTGTTTAGGTTGACTACTGTAGCACCAAAAGCATGAGTAGCTGCTACTGTCTCGGTAAATGTGTACTCTGATAGTGTACCTACCTTAGTAGTCGCATGAAAACCCCTAACACACTCTCTAAACTGTGTTTGGGACTTACTCTTGTAGTATATGATCTCTTCATCTATCATTAAGAGACCTTCACTTGGAAAATCTCTAGTATTTCCTACGTCAATGACTGTTGAGTCTAAAGTGATCCCAGAGGACGCTGTAGTCGACTCTACGAGGTCATTAAGGCGGTCTATGTTATAATATTCATCTAGGTTCTGTATTACATCAACTGGATTACCTTTCAACTCCAGTCCCTGATAGTAATATTTGATAAATTGTACGAAGTCAGGATAATCCTCTACGATGAACTGAGGAATCTGCTCCTCAATTCTATTCGATACCTTAGTTCTTGATTCTGGCGAAACCGACGCATCTATCGGGTCAACTGTAACCTCAGTTGAGGGTGTGACCCACGACGCAACTTTCCACGACGACTGTTCAGCTGGCATTACTAACTATAACTTGATTCTGGTACTACACCTGTTCCAGAAGTATTCGCACCACTGGAAATTTCATCAACTATTACATTTACAACTAGATTATCTATACCTAATGTCAAATAGGTCTCTCTGAGAGAAACTAAGTCATTAGATTCGGGAATCACGGAGAATTGAATGATATTGTCAGTTGAGTTTACAACTTCAGTGATAATAAGGTCGTTAATAGTAACTTCTCCCATAGTGTAGTCAATTACACCCCAGTTACCGCCAACATACTGTTTTGAACCATCCGCGTTCACATAGTAAAGACGAATAGTTCCTAATCCATCATCATTTAAGTAAAATACCTGATTTCCACCATCTGCACGTTTGAAACCATTAGTTTCAAGAGTTGGTGAATCTAATTGTGCGTTAATTCTGTTTCCATAGCAAATTTTGTAATTAAATCTCTGATTAAGAGAAATAGTTACGTTTTTACGCATTTTCACTTTTGTGATGTTAGATGTGATGCTTGGTTCCGCATCATCAATAATTTTTTGAAGTTTAGAGTACTTAAACTTACCGCCAAACTTATTAAACTCAGCAGAAGCGTTTAAAGTCTCCAAAGTTCTGTAAAGGATCTGTTTAATTTCATCCTGATCTCTTCTTGTTGTATTTGGGTTGAAATAAACATAAGAAGAGAGGTCAATGAACAGAACCGATGGATCCATGATCTTTGGTTCTACCGCACCGACTGAATAAGAACGTATTTTCTTCTGTACCGCATCTTTTTCAGATATGGACAGACGATCTGCGTTTTTAGGTTTGATGACAACGATTACTTTACCGTATTCTGGTGGATCTGCTTCTTCACCGCCAAAAGCAACAATAGATTGAACATTAGGATAGATCTGAGGGATAATTGCCTCATAGTCCTTAGTAGTTACTGCTCTACCGAAGCTAGAATAGAATTTAGGAGCAGCATACTTGATAGAATCAATAGATTCCGCTAAAGCACCACCATCAGGAGATGATGTTAGTGTTAAAGTGATACCAGAAGTGATTGGAGTGTTACGAGAGTCCTTTACAGTCCCCGCAAACGAGAATCCAGTCAATCCATTGGACGCAGCACCAGAAGAAGTAGGATATGTGACCTCAATCACATCTCCATTAATTAATGCTTCTCCAAGTATGCCATCACCAAAGACTAACTCAGGTCTTTTGGTCTCTGCCTCCTCTAAAAAGAATATTTTACTTACATTGCTTATTGACGTAATATCTGTTGCTTCCAAATATGCATCAGTGATAGTTCCACGTGTTACTTCTACAGTCATAGCAGAAGTGTCAGCATTAAGGTTGCCTAAAATGAACCTTTGTCTTTCTGACTCTGTTTTTACGAAAGTATCAGTGATGAATATGCCTTCATATGTCTCTACACCTGTAAATGTCGCTTTACCATCAAGTGTGTTGACTGATACGATTAAATCTTTGGGTATGGAGAATACAAAGTTCTCTCCACCCTCTCCATTGAACGAAGCAAAGACCCCTTTATTGATTTGTACTGATTCTGGGTATCCTCTACCATTAGACCCTGTGCCATATATCGTCTGTATGACCACTGAGAAGGTCGCACGGGCACTTCTAGCACTCCTTGGGGTATATCCTATCAGTTTAGCTAACTTTACTACGTTTTCCCTTAGAACTGCAGTGTCTAAGAAGTTTTCGTTAATCGCTAGGTTTGCATTAACCGCAGAATAGTAACTATTATAAGCAAGTACGTCTAAAAGTGTTGACAGAGAGGATCCCTCAAAGTCATAATCACTAAATTCCGACTGTCCTCGTAGATATGCTTTTAATTGTGCCTTAATCTCGTTAAACTCTAACGAGTTGACTTTTGTGAGTGCCATTATCGCTTAAGTATAACTTCTAAGTTGTCAATTACGTTAGGTAGTCCAGTAATCAAATAATATATCTCTACTGCCAAGTCATTATAACGTTCATTGAACTTTGCCTTGACTCTATAACACACAACACGTGGTTCATAGAGGTTTATGATATTTTTGATCTGAGATTCGATAACGGAAGACTGTCCTTCAGCATATAGTTCAAATAATGCACCAGTAATATTCCCACCGTAATTCGGAAGGAATGGTTTCTCATAGAAGTTGTATCGAACAATGTTCTTTACTGCTTCTTTGATAGCATATTCGTTTTTTAATGTATTTACGTCGTTGGTTACTGGATTTCGTCTAAATGACAAGTCAAAATCCTTAAACGCTCGACTCGGAAGGGAAGCATTCACGCTCTATACCTACATATTCGACCTCAATGTTTATTTAGACACGTTTTCAAAGGGTTTTCTCTTCTTTCCTAGTCTATCACTTCTTGGATCAGTAATTAAGTACCTACAATACTCATTTCCATGATCATAGAAGTTATCTGACATGTCAACGGGGATATTTGCGTTCCTTTTTCCGTCTACAATTCTATTTGCCTTGGCCACGATACTTTTTTCTCCTAGCGTTTCGGGATGTTGCTGAATATTTAGTATTCTTGCTGTTCCCTTGAGCTGTTTTCTTAGGAGTGGTCTCAATAAACCCTGATCCTAACCATTGTGATTGTTTTAATTTAGCCATAATGAATTTAACCTGCAAATACGTTTGGTGATCCTGCTGCGACTGATGTACAACCGCCTAGACCATCTCCTACTCTACCACAACCTTTGCCATTTACAAAGACTGTGCTACTTCCAGTTGATATAGAAGCAGAATGGGGTGGACATGGACTACCAGGTTTTAAGTGAACAGTGTTCTTATCTCCCTGACGAGAAATAGGAATACCATTCGCAAAGACGTTACCTGAACCCTGTGCTCTAGACATTCCAGAACAATGGGCTACATCTGCGTCTCCAACTCGTGTTACTGCGGGCATGTGATTAATAATAATTTGAAACGAAGGAACGTATACCTTCCCACTCATTATATATCTTCAATTCGAGAGTGAAGGTTGCGGGAGTCTGTGCTGTCATAGAACCAGAAGTTCCTGACTCCCATTGGACTGTGATATCAAAGAACTCAGAGACATAGTTACTGCCATCTTGGTTTAGATCATACAGAACCTTATCAGAAGGCATGTTATCAGTACCTTCTACTGTAACAGGACTTGTATTAAGGTTAGTGCTGCCTTGTTCGACGTATGTAA